TAAAACATGTTGTATAAGCATTTATAAGGGTTTGCGTCCAAAAGCCCTTAGAGTTTGAAAAGCATTTATAAGCAATTATAAAGGTTTAATAAAAAACTTTGGACGGTACGTCGTCTACGCCTGGTGGGCAAGAATGCATAAAAAGACAATTGCGTTTTTGATAAACATTTTAATTAGATTGAATTAAAATATTATGGTTTAAAATTCATTGTTTTCCCAGTTTAATTTTATTCCGTTTGTTGTTTGAATATATCCATTTATAATAATTTTGTTTAAATGAACGTTTTGATGACATTGTTTACATAAACATACTAAATTATGTAATGAATTTTTATGAAAATGTCTTGTAAAATTATTTTCATCAGCTGTACATTGAAAATCTATATGATGTATATCTAGTGGTATATCTGTTTTTTGTGATGGAAAGTAACCACATATTTCACACGAATCTATTAATTTTTTAGCATTGTATTTGCTTTTTTTTGTAGAAATAACTTGTTTTTTATTTTTAATTAAATCATTTCTTATATCAAATGCTATATTTATAAAATTTTTATCTAAACCTACAGCTTTAGCTACTTCTAAACCATATAATTCGCTACAAGGACCGGGTTGTAATTTTCTATGAAAAACTATTTCATCATTTATAATTTCTACACTTAAATGACAGATTTTTAATTTTTCCTGTCTTTTTATAATATCTAATGTAGAAACTTGGTGTAAATGTGTTGTAAAAATAAATTTACTTTTTTTATTAAGTAACTCCAAAATAGATGCTGTAAAAATAGAAGTTGCAGAAACAACTTCTGTTCCTTTGGTTAATTCGTCACTTAAAACTAATGAATTTTCATCAGCTAATTTTAATATTTTTTTTAACCCCATCATTTCTGATACAAAGGAACTTTGTCCTTTCCATAAATTATCATACATATCAACTTGTGTTATTATTGAATTAAATGGATAATATTCAAAATTAGAACATGGAACATATAATCCACATTGTGCTAAAATGACAGAAATACCAATAGAACGTAATAAACTACTTTTACCAGATGAATTTAATGCATATAGTATAATTCCATTTGTATCATTATTTAAACAAATATCATTTGGAATATATTCTAATTTTTCATTTAATTGTTCTATAATAGGATGTCTTAAATCTTTTGCATTTAAAAATGAATTTTTAGATTCGATAATGGTAGGTCTACAATAATTTAGTTGATATTTGCATTTAAGATTTGAATTTAAAATATCTATTAACTCTACAAAATTTTTTAATTCTGAAAATAAATTTAATTTAACATATTTATCATATAATTTACTGATAGTTATTGTATAATGAAGCTTATTTAGTTTACAAAGTATATCTTTTTTTAAACTTAATTGTAAAGAGAGTTCTTTAAATTCATCAGACGTAATTTTACAAATATTTGTATTTGTTTTTACATGTAATTTATCGAATTCTTCCTGTTTTAATCCTTTTTTTAATAAATTAAATCTTAGCTTAGTACATGTGAAACTATAACCTTCAGTTTCAGAATAAACTAATTTTAATATATCATTTATATTTTGACTTTTACTTGATTCTATTATTATATTTTCAAAATACTGTTTGTATTTTTCTATTTTACAATTAATTTCTTTTATTTCTAATTGTATATCATCTATTTCTTTTATATATTCTTTGTTAAATATATTAATGATCTCAGTTGATAAATCATTTAATTTTATATTTTTTAATGAATTTATATCAAATATTGTGGTATATTCATTTATAAATTCACTTAAAATATCTAATATATTATTGGAAATTTGCAAATATGGGATTTCTGAAAAAATTTGAATTAATTCTATAATTTTATCATAAGACATATGTAAAGAATGTAATTGAAAAGGATGTAAAGCTTGTAAACTCATTTTTCTATGAAGTTTTTCAAAATCACAAATTTCTATTAGATAATTATCTATTTTATTTTTATGCAATTTATTTACTATATTTTCAAAAGATTCCATCATTTTATATCTTGATTCTATGATATCCGGGTTTTTAAAAGGTTTTAATAATAAATTTTTTAAACCTCGTCTTCCAATAGAAGTGATTGTTTTATTGATTACATCAAATAAACTTTTAGAGCAATTTGAATTCTTTTTTATAATATCAAGTTGATTTAATGTATTCATTTCTAAAATTAAATAATCATATTCGTGTATAATACTTGGATTTGATAAATTTTTTATATATTTAGAATCATGTTTTATTATAAAGTCTATAAGATGTAATATATTAATAATGGATAATTGATACATTGATAAATCAAAATATTCTATTGGTTCTAACAATCCAAAATTTATATGTGAATAAATTTTTTTTAAGTATGTATTTTGATAATTTGTATCAGTATATGTTTTGTAATAAACATCATTTGTATTTATATTTTTCCAATGAATACTATCATGATATGTTAAATTCATATAATCAAGAAAAGATATTTTATCTATTTCGTAATTTTCATCATTTATAATTTTTATTATAATTTCAGAATTATTATATCTAATAAGTACTTTATATAATTTATCAAATATACCATTTAAGGAATCGTCAGAATATTCGTAAATATGAAAATTATTGGTAGTTAAATTGATATTTGCTATACTACACAAAAAAGAAAATTTATGAGATTTCGTTTTAATATTTGTATTATTCTTTATAACTTCTATTAAAATTGATGTTAAATCATTATCTATATCTTTTATATTGTTATCTAAATCCATCGGTTGAATACCAGGAGAATAAATGGATGAAACAAATCGTTTTACTTTACCATTATTTTTTTCATCATCTTGATCTATAAGAATCACAGTATAATTGTTTTCTAATAATACTGGTAAATATTTATTTATAGATATTTTTGGAAATCCAGCCATAAATGGGTTATTTTGAAAATGATCCAAATTTTTATTTCTTTTTGTAACTTGAATATTTAAAATATTAGATATATCATTCAAGTTTCCAATTTTGCAAGTATCAGTCTCTAGCATAAGCATTTCATAAAAACTACCAATTTGCATTAAAACGCATATTTTGTCGCCATATTCTTTTGAATATTTTTCATAATATTTAAAATATTCATGTGATAAACGTTCATCAGTCATAATACTTATTAATATATATTTTATATTGTGTTTAAATTAATTGAAATTAATTATTTTATGATTTTATTATTTTATTTTTATAATATATACACATATAACAATGAATATTCAAGAAAGATTCACAGAATTTTCAAAAGTAGTTGAAGGGGGTATTGATACAACATTAATGAATCCTTATATTATGGCTGTTGTAAAAGTCACTTTACTTATATATGCAGCAAGAATAGCACCAAGATTACCTGATGCCGCACAAAAAGCACTTGATAATACATACGTAAAAATATTTCTCTTAATGCTTATTATATATCTAAGCGAAAAAGATTTTCAATTTGCTATCATGTTAGCAATAATTTATGTTGTTGGTGTTAATTTCATGGCTGGTAGAGGATTATTAGAATCTTTTGCACCATATTCAAATGAATATAAATCAGAGATAACAAGTAAATTAATTGAACCTAAAACTGTAATTTATCCAGGATGTTTAAATATGACTATGGCAGATCTTGAAAATGCATTTGCTGGAGATCGTCAAAAATTAACAGCTAATACTGTTCAAGCTTTTAAAGAATTATTAAGTATGGCAAAAGACAAAACTGCAAAAGAACAACTTATGCAAATTGCTTATGCTACAGGTCTTCCATATAATATCACAATGAATGATGAAAATGCACCTTATATTGCAACCATTTTATTATATAGAGGATTTGATTTAGGAAATACTTGTGTAGCACCTAAATAAATTGATTTAAATTTAAAAATTTTATTAAAAGAAAATTTAATAAAATGTATTTATCGTATCATTTTTTAAAATCTGTTATTTTAGGTATGGGATTTACCAGTGGTACACTTATTTCTTTGCATTTATATAATTTTATTTGTAATGAAGAAAATAAAGATATGGAAACAAATGAAGATGATTTTAGAGATAATAAAGATATTATAAAGAATAAAGTAGATTTAACAGAAGAAATAAATGACCCCGAAAATGAAAATTTTTGGTATTATTTGACTAGAAGATTTCTACAATATCAATATTTTAGAATTTAATCTAATTCGAAAAACTGTTTAAGTTCATTGTCTGATTTTTTAGTTTCTCCGAAATATGGATATGCTAATTTCTTTTCTAATAAAATGGTTGATAAAGACATTTCGCCATTGTAATTGATATTTTCTTTGATATTTTCATTATATAAATAGACATCAGCTAATATTCTTCCAAATTTATCAAAATCTTTACAAGAAATAAATGCTTTGATAAAATTAATATTAAAAAATTCTTTTATTTCCTTTTTTGTACACGAATTTATATCAAATTGATCTAAATTGTTAGCTTTACATAACAATGAAATAACATAATTTTTTGCATCTATACCTTTTTGATGTATATTTGAATCTTTACTTTTTATTTCACATGTATCTATTCCATAGAGTCTAATAACAAATTTGTAAAAATTATTATATATTGGGAAAACAACAGTTAATGTATCTCCATCCGATACATTTACAATTCTACAAAATGTAGAAATTCCATTTAAGGAAAAAAAATCTGTATTATAATAATTAAATGCTTTTAATTTTTCAATGTCCATTTAATTATAAAAAATAAAAAAGTTATCTTAGATCTAATTTTGAAAATTTTGTAGATATAGAGTCATTGTCTGATATATCCATATTGTAATTAGCTGATTCTTCATTTGATAAATAATATTCATCATCTATATCTTCTGAAGATAAAGAATCATTTTCATTAGATGATGTCTCTTTTTGTATGTCTTCTATATAATTAAACAAAGAATCTAAATCAGATTTGTTATTCCCACTAAAATCTAATTCGTCTTCGCTAACTTCAGTGATTTCGCTGTCATCACTTTCTATTCTTTCAAATTCATCAGGAATTTCGCTTTCATCACTTTCTATTCTTTCAAATTCATCAGGAATTTCGCTTTCATTGCTTTCTATTTCACTTTCATCGCTTTCATCGCTTTCTATTTCACTTTCATCCGATTCACTGTCAGTTTGCATTTTGTACCATTTTTCTGGTAATGTTCTTTTTTTGATATTAGGTTTATATGGCAAGTGACTTTTTTCAGAAAGTGATAAACTAGACATAAATGAAATAATTGTATCTTCTGATTTATCATCAAGAGTATTTAATTTTATACTCTTCGAAGATTTTGTATCTTCGGCTATATCAATACTTCTTTTTCTTCTTTTAACCATTTAGTTTCTTATTATTTATTAATAATAAAAAAATATTAAAAATATCTAATGAAATAATCATTTATCATAATGTTATCTAGTGAATTGAAATAATTATCAAATTTTAAATGTATATATAATTTATCAACTATATTTTTAAAGAACTTTTTTTCTTCTGAAATATTTTTAGAATTATTATGTAATAAAAAAAGTGGCTTTTTTGATAAATTTTTTAATTTTTTATAAAGTGTTATTGAATAATTTGATGTTAAATATAATAAATGTATATTTAAACTTTTTAATTGCTCTAACATGTTAATTATAATATGTGTATCTATAGATCCATCTATTATGAATATAGTTTGTTTTCCATTTGCTTTTATTTGTTTTAATGTGTTAGATGTCAATTTAGATGATATTTTTATTTCTGTAAAATACAAATATGGATTCTTATCGAACATATTTTTAAAATTTAATTTGTTTGTATTATCACTAATAACATATATACTTTTACTAAATTTATTTTTACAACCATCCATTAAGCTATGTTCATATAATATTTTATTCAACATGTCAATATTTTTATCAAAATCATTATTCATGAATAATAAATTTGAATTTGGCAATTTCCCCTTTTTATATATAAATTTTTTTATTTTTTCAGAGTGTTCAGAAGATTCAGAGTTAAATTCAGAATTAAAAGATTCAGAATTAGAAGAGTCAGAATTAGAAGAGTCGGAATTAGAAGATTCAGAATTAGAAGATTCAGACTTAGAATTACAAGATTCAGACTTAGAAGATTCAGACTTAGAAGA